TATACCATAGCCACCACTATATAGGATTCCATTACTCATTCCATCTTGTTGTTGTTGATGTTCTAAGCTACTATTCCAAACGTGAACGGGAATATCGAAATTATTTTGAATTGTTTTTGCCCACAAATAAAAATCGGGTTCTCCTACATTACCATTGCCATCGTAAATTTGACCGCCGTATTCCTCGCCACAAATTACAAATGTATGTAAACTTGAATTACCATTGTCTGCAAAAATATGATAATATGTAGTTGTATTAATTGTAGTTTCAGGAATTGTATCTTTTAAATACGCTTGACAAATTTGACTAATATCAATCATGCCAGCACCAACTGGGTTCGGTTTTACTTTTAATCTTATTTCAAAAACATTATTGATATACACATCAAAAATATAACTGAAATTATCTTGATAAGTTTCATCACTTGTAACGCTCCAAATTATCGGATTGTATGTGCCTTGTAAGTAAGATGGTGCGTAGTTAATTTGTGTTATCATTTTTATTCTTTTGGTGTGCTAAAAAATTATAGGCTGTTATTAATTCTATTTTTGTAACCTCTTCGATTTTAAGGATGTCGTCTTTCGCAAGGAAGTAAATAAACGAATTCCAACCTCGAGCGCAACGGATATCAGAGCGTTCAAGATTTTTTTCTTCTTCTCCGCTTTCGGTATCTTCGGATCCAAAAAGTCCTTTGTAACTTCTTTCAAGCTGCCCAATATATTTAAAAAAAAAACAGCGGTGTTCAATGCAACCTTAACGGGCATTTTTTCAGCGAACAATTCAGCACGCTCCTCAAATGTTTCATTGCTATAAGGCTCAATCTTGAAAGGTAGTTTTGAAATTAATGGTCGATATAAAATTGCCATAATCTTATGAAGATTAAAGTTTAACACGGGATGATTTTTAAGCACATCGATATCAGCCATTTCACCAACTGTTAATCCTTTCACGTTAATCAATCCATAACTTTTACCATCAATGGTAATGATATTGTCAACGCTCCCGTCACCTAAGTCAAAGCAATTGTGAACAAACTCATTCCACATTGTATCTAGTATTTCAGCAGGTATAATACGGATTTCTTCAATGTCGCAACTTGTGACAATTTGGAACACTTTCATTCGGTCGTGAATGCTTGTTTCATCTTTGATTAAATCCGAAATCTCGATAAATTTTCTAATTGATATACTTTTAATTGTTCTCATAATTTATGCTGTTGCTCTACTTGTTTTTGTTGTAACTCCTGTTAATATTTCGACTATATCCGCTCCGACCGTACGCTCTAATTTCTTTGCGAAATATCCGATTAATTCGTTTGCATCACTTGACAATGAAGTCCAATATCTAGGCAATATTCCTTTACCCGTATGTCCTGGTCTTGGATTCCATTTAGGCATTATGAATTGGCTCATTCCATAACTTGCTTTGTCTGCATTGCTATACGTTCCTAAATCAACATAAACGCCATAATAGATGTAATAAAATGATAATGCTGGATTATCGTTTTTAGTAACTATCTTATAACGTATCGAACGCTTTAGCTTGCCTGTTTTTACGGGTGCTTGCGCCTTCATGATGTTTAATATTTCAGTACCCAAAGCATCTAAGGCTTTAGTAACTTGACGTATATATAGTTTCTTTGGATCCATTAATTAAATGGATTTTCGCATAAAGTGAAAGGACTAATTGCTTCAACTATTATTCGTGTTGTATAACCAGCCACGGAGTTAACAAAGGCTTCATCGAATATCATTGAGGTCGTAGGTAATTGAATGTTGTATCGAAATCCTTTCCAATCTGTTAAATTAAATTTGCTTATAATATCTCTAGTTACTTCAAGGCATTGAGATTGTGTTATTACTTGCAAATCCAAATCGTCTTTACATAAATCAAATACAACCATATCAAACTCAAACTTTGTTGACTGTCCATTCATCTCTGCAGTTGACGGTACTAAGTGAACCGCCATGTAATCATAACTATTCGTATGTGGCCCATCGTTACCAGTTGGTTGTTCGATTGCGCTAATATCGCCTACTCGAAAGGATTTTACTGCCTTATGAGATAAACACAATGTTCTTAAATCTTTAATTAATATTTCGTAAATTGAACCAACCATGCTTATAAATATATTTTTTTTGTAAAATTACATACCTTTTTTGTAAAAACCATACGTACCTCGGCTCGGGTTATCAAGGTTGTATATCACATTGTATCTAATTGCATCTATTATGTGGTTCCAATTGTCAATATAAAGTTTTGAACCTTTGTTTAGATAGCAATAATTATTCAGCTCCTTTGCTATGTTCGTGCTATTCGGCTCAACTATAATCTTGAAGTCTTGCATTCTTACTATACCGCTTTCGATGGTTCCTTTCTTAACTGCTTGTATGTTTACCTTTTGAAATCTTAAATCATCAATCAATCTTGGTTCAGCGCTATCTGCTATAATCAAACCGCCTTTCGTTTTTTCAAGTAACATTTTTGATAGCTCATGTGTTTTAAGCCCACGTTGATAAATATGTTCTTTGACATAAAGTATTTTATTCTTTAAATCAATTGCCACTTCAGCTAATGCGTCTGGGTCAATTGAAAATCCAAAGTCCATACCGAAAGAAGTTTGCAAGTAGTTTGGATTGAATGCACCGAACTCCCAATTAGTAAACACCACTCCGTCTGCTTTATCTAACCAACCGCCTAAAATAACGTGTTGATATTTGTCGGGGTTGTGTATCTTAATTTTCTCAATCTCTTGCAAAAAACTAACACCTAAATTTTTAATGTTATCTTCGTAAGTAGTATGAATGTATGTCGTGTTACCTTTCGTGCCATTAAAGCCTTCTTTAATACCTTCCTGCTCAAAAAACTTCTTATATATCCAATGTTCTTTCGTTGCAGGATTAAGAATTAATATAACTCTATTTTGCTTATCATTTGAACGGATTGAAAGGTTAATCTTATCGAACGTATCTTCGTCGGTTAGCTCTTCACTCTCATCTAAAATCCACGTTGTAACTCCTTGCAATGATTTAAGGTTTGCAGTTTGGTCACCGCTTGAAGTCTTTAAGCCTTTAAAGAATATCTCACTTTGAGATTGTTTATTCTTAATCTCACTTTTAGAGATACTAAACATATCTTCTAATTTTAATAGCTCAATTTTCTCTTTAAATTCGGGAATGATAGACAAGTGAGCACTCGTCATTGTTTGCCTTGTAAACAGTATCTTATGACCTTGTTCGAATGATAGTAAAGTAATGAACCTACCGACCTCAAATGACTTACCACTACCTCTACCGCCCGTGACTACAAAGTATCTACTCTTACTACCTAATAAATTCCAAGTCTTATTGTGCTTCTCCATTATAGAGTTTACTAACGTCAAATTCTTTTATTGTAATATCATTGTCAATTTGTTGAACAGGTGCGCCATAGGCACTATCTAAAACCGCCTTATATGCGTTCGTATCTTTTAGCTCAATTGCCTTTTCAATTTGTGCTTGGTGCATCTTTAATTCTTGGTCGTTCATATCTAACAACTCTTTCAAAATTGTACTACGATTACGTTTACCTTTTGGTCGACCTGTTGGGTTACCACTCTGACCAGCTTTAAATGGTATTAAGTCTTCTTTACTCATTCTGTTTTTGTTCTGTTTTTATATAACTTTTGATAATGCTTTTTGTAACGAAACAATTACACTACGAATGCACGAACCGCAACCGTTTGGAGTCTTATTAGTGCTATAAATTCGATTATGCAAATCATACAATACCTTTAATTCGTTAGGCTTATATCCAGTTGTAATGTCTAGTATTATCTTACTATTTTCAAGTAATATTTCTTTATCCTGTTCGCTTACTATCATTGTCATTTTATTGTTACTTTGTTTGTTTCTAAAAATTTATATATATCTTGGGTTAATTCCCCACACAACCACGATTGCGTCTCTTCATCTGTTATATCCCGTGGCTCGGTTACTTTAACCACTAAATGATATATCTCATGTGCTAATGTATTATGAGATAAATAATTCTCGTTAATGATTATAAAGTATTCCGAAATATTAAAGTAAAAAACAATGCCTTCAAGTTCGCAATCTAATGTAAATACTTCTTTATTCTTTTTGAATATCTTATTGATGTCTTTAATTATATCCTTTGATAGGATAAAATTTACTTTGCAATTGAATATATTTAGTTTAAATGTCTTTCTCATGTAGTCAATTGTTTATAAAAGTACTCACCTAAGTATGATGCACTAAAGCTCAATAAAATTACCAATGGTATATCTACTCTAGTGATCAACAATACTATCATCGTCACCCAAAACGGTAGGCACGTCGGACACTTTAGCGGCTTTCCTTCTAGGTTTATGCTCGTTAGTATTGATATCAGTTTCAACACTTTCGAGTATATCGGATTCAGTATTAACGCTATCGTTGCCATTGATAATAGGATTGTCAAGATAAATAATTCTATCATTTGTATTTAATTTATTTCGTGAATAATTACTTGTTCTTTCAAAGTCATTCTCATGACAAGTGAATATAATGTCTATGTTTTCAAATTTCCATTTCATACTTATAAATATATATTTTAGTGCATTTTAATTATAATCGGTAATTTACCATCAATAACAACTCCGCAAGCTATTTGAGGCGGGGCGTAATTTTTAGCGTATGCCATTGCGTAACTATCTTTATCTACACCGCAACCAACTTGCATACCGAACACATTGTTAACAAATTCAATGTAACACTTCGTGTGTGTGTGCCCAGCTACAACACTACGAAATTGGTCTTTAGCCTTCGTGAATGCTGTTGAACCTTCTCCATGTACGTAATACACATTGTCAATCGTTTCATCTGTTTTGAAATTCCATGTGGGTACTTCGAGCACATCTTTATATTCCTTAATCCACTTTGCACTAATTCCATTGGCTAAGGCTTTACGAGCCACTATCCTATCATGATTGCCAATTATAACCGTTGCGTTAGGGAATGCTTTATGCCACTTGCGAAGTTTCTTAATTGATACATTCAATTCATCTTTAGCACTCATTCCATCTGGATCCGTATTGTGAAACGAGCTGTAATGTGAGTCAATTATGTCTCCGATAAATACAACCTTATTACAATTAAATTGCTTGTATTGTTTTTTACAATGGTCTAAATATCCATCCAAACAAAAGGGCTCATGAATGTCTCCGATTATTAATACTTTACTCATGTTTCTTTAATATTTTGCGTACTTTTTTAATAGTTAAATCAACGCTTGAACGTGGTATGCCTGTTTGCCTAGATAGGCTTGAAATCGTATGCTGTTCGTTTGTGAATAGTTTAAATAATTCTTTGTCGTACCACTTCAAATCC